CAGATCCAGACGTAGATCATTTATGGGTACAACTGTACCACCATATAAGTGCAAAAAGACCAATGCCTTATTTCAATGATCCTACAATATGAAACGAAAAATAAAAAGTAACAAAAAAAACTTTCACCGGGTATATCAAGACCCGGTGATAGAATCCCAATACAGGGAAGAAAAAACAAAAAAATATCAACAATTAAAAATTAAATTCTTATGAAAAAAGTAAGCCAGTGGAATTACAAGCCAAAAAAAGGAAAAAAATTTCCTGAACCTAGTTTAACAGAACCCGGTCAAGTATCAAGCATAAGGGAAATAGTTGAAAAACATGGGGCAGGTATCCCGCCCCTAACAGATAGTCGCCTTGAATGGGCTGACGCTGAAGAGATGATGCCAAAGTTCAATGACCTAACGGACATTGACGAAAGCAAACGATTTGTAGCCTCTGTAAAGGCAAAAATCAATAAAGCAATAAAGAGTGCCGAGGCAGAGGATAAAGAGCAACAGGCGGAAGAAGAAGCCGCCCTAGCGTTAAAATTCGAAAAGAAAGAACCTGTCGAAAAAGAAGAAGACACCAAAGAAAAGAAGTGATGGTGTCAATGCGCAATAAATTAACAAGACGTGCGTGCGCATGGTGCGCGCCCTTGCGTGCGCGCGTGAGAGTGTGTAGGAAAGCCTTACACACAAGATATGAATATATAAAGGAACAACTGCCAGTTGTTCCTTTTGGAGTGCATAGGGCATACGGCTCTAGTCTGCCGGACTTACTTCGCTTCGCTTCGCATGGTCCGTACGACTATATAGCCTGTACCCTTCGCACTCTTAAAAACATATAAGATATGATAGAAATATATGAAATAACGAATATCGTAAGTGAATTATTCACTATGGACGTATTCGGTATAGGATCAATGATAGGATCATTGGGAAGTGCCGGAATACAAGCCGGACAAAACAAGAAGCAACGCCGATGGGCTTCTGATGAAGCTAGGGCTGCTTATACAAGAGATAGGCAAATGTGGATGGATCAAAACGAGTATAATAGTCCCAAAAATCAAATGGCAAGATTCGAAGAAGCAGGTCTAAATCCACATTTAGCAGTAACAGGAGGTGATCCGGGTAATGCAACAACAATGCCAAAGTACAACGCCCCTAGAGGGGAGTTCGGTATAGACAAAATAGCTTTACCAAACATGATCGGGCTTTATCAAAACTTCATGAAAGGAAAAGAGGAAATAAAAAACCTCAAACAAAACAGATATATCATGGAAGAAATTGAAAGAGGCAAAGGAATGGATAACATTTTAAAAGATTGGTTAATAGGTACACGCCCAGAATGGGCTAAATACCAAGATGAGTACCATAAAGAAAGATCAAAACAATTTAAAATGGAAAGCAAGAGAAAATATGCTGAAAGTGAGTGGAGCCAATTAAGACTTGATCGATTCCATCAAAACATGGGTCAAGACATCAACAGGGACAACAGAATTATGAGAATACTAGACGAGTTAATCCAAAATGTAATTGATGGTAATTACAAGAAATCTGAACAAAATTCTTATATGCAGTAAAAAAAATGTATATTTGAAAAATGGAACGCAAATGGATCAAATTAGCAATTATGGTGTTGAGCTACATTCTGGGAGCTTTACCAGACATTATTTACAAACTAAAAAGGAGGAACAATGAAAAAGAGAAGAGGCCGTAAACGAAACAGATCAAGTTCAAAAAGCAGGAGATCAAAATCAAGTGCATGGAGATCACCAAGGAAAAGAATCAGAAACGTCAATGCCTCAAGAGGAGGTATTAGACTTTAACAGGAGAGGGGGGCTATTAATTTAGTCCCCCTTATGTATTATGGGTTGTTATACACCAATATATCTAGATGATCCCGAAAGGGGTGAAAACGAGAAAAGAGCAGTACCTTGCGGCAAATGCATAGGATGCTTAAATAAAAGGAGAAATGACTGGGTATTCAGACTACAACAAGAAAATAAAGACAGTACTAGTTCAACTTTTTTAACTTTAACTTATAACAATAAAAATCTACCAATAAATGAAAAAGGAACGCCGGAACTTAAACCAAAGGATTTACAGACGTACTTCAAAAGAGTTCGGAAGAAATCCGGAAAAAAGAAAATTAAATATTATTCAGTTGGTGAATATGGAGAAGAAAACGAAAGACCACATTATCATGCAATTGTGTTTAACGCCGACACAGAAGTGCTACATGAGAAGTGGGAAAATGACAACGGCAGAATGGGATTCGTTTCTTGCGATAAAGTAGAAGAAGCAAGCATACGTTACGTAACAAAATACGTCATAAACCAAAATGACGAAAAATACAATGACCTCATAAAACCATTCGCTCGCATGAGCAAAAATATAGGAATGGGATACATCAAAAGAACAAAAAACTACCACAGACAAAGACAACAATTATACGTTACAAAACCGGGAGGAATTAAGCAAGGAATGCCACGTTATTACGTGGAAAGAATTTTCAGTAGATTTGAGCAAAAATTAATGCAAGAAGTACAAAAAGATGAGATACAATTACAAGATGAAGAAACCCTCGCAGAAGACTACCTCAGTGAATATAAATACAGGAAAACAGTTACCAAAAACAAGTGTAAATCTAAAAAATGTTAAATTATGAAAAAAGTATTTCAAACAGTAAAAAAGGCTACAATTCCTAGAAGTGAATTTGATTTGAGCCATGACAAAAAACTAAGCATGAAAATGGGTGATCTAATACCCATTTTGGTTGAAGAATGTGTACCAGGTGATGAATTCAAGATCAATACTGAAAGTATGATCAGGTTAGCACCGATGACTGCACCAGTAATGCATAGAATGAATGCCTATATTCATTACTTCTTTGTGCCGAACAGAATACTATGGAGTAATTGGGAGAAATTCATTACTGGTGATTGGTCTGGTACAGTGCCGGCAATAGAAGTAGGATCAGCTTTTCAAAACGGCAGTATATACGATTATATGGGCTTGCCGAGCGGAATTACAAGTGATCCGGCAGGAGAAATAAACGCCCTACCATTCAGGGCGTATAAAAAAATCTGGAATGAGTACTACCGAGATCAAGACGTGCAACTAGAAATCGCCTTTGACGATGACGATACTCACGCAATAATGCAAAGATGCTGGGAAAAAGACTATTTCACAAGTTGTCGCCCTTGGGCTCAAAAAGGAAACCCTGTTGAATTTCAAATTGAAAGTTTCCCTAGCTACAATGAAGATAGTGTTGGATATAGTGACGTACTACCAGCAATAGGAGGTCTTCGCCTAGATGCTCAAGTTGGAACAACAGGACGTGAAATAAAAGATACAGTTGGCAATAACATAGAAATACAAAATATAGATGCAAGTTACGGATCAATCGATATGAATGAGTTTAGAACAGCTCATAGAATCCAACGCTGGTTAGAAAGAAATGCTCGTAGTGGAAGCAGATATGTTGAACACCTGTTAACACATTGGGGTATAATCAGTGATGATGCTAGACTAGACCGTCCTGAATATATAGGAGGGGGACGTAGCCCCGTAGTAATAAGCGAAGTGCTAAACACTTTTGGGAGTGAAGATGCTAACGCTCATCCACAAGGAAGCATGAGCGGACACGGACTAAATGTCGGTAATACCAACCAAGCTAAAAAATACTGTAAAGAACATGGTTATATCATAGGTATGATGAGTGTTATTCCTACAAGTGCATACTATCAAGGTCTTCATAAAAAATACTCAAGGAAGACAGTATATGACTTTTATAACGTAGAGTTCGCAAGATTAGGCGAACAGGAAGTACTGAACAAGGAATTAATGGCAACAAACAATCAGGAAACCAATGAAGAAACTTTCGGTTATCAAGCCAGATATGCAGAATACAAATACGGTCAAAGTTCAGTACATGGAGATTTCAGAGGTAACCTCGATTTCTGGCATATGGCAAGAAAATTCGATGAGCAACCCCTACTGAGTGATCCCTTTGTAAGAGTTAACAATGACGATGATGAAATAACAAGGATCTTCAATGTATCAGATCCAGACGTAGATCATTTATGGGTACAACTGTACCACCATATAAGTGCAAAAAGACCAATGCCTTATTTCAATGATCCTACAATATGAAACGAAAAATAAAAAGTAACAAAAAAAAC